TGAAGAAACATTAGTGCCAGACTCAGCCTATGAAGCAATTATTTGCAGTTTAGGAATTAGACTTGCTCCTAGTTATGGCAGAGTAGTCATGATGGAAACTAAAGCTACTGCAAAACAGGGCTACGATATTTTGTTACAAAGAGCAACATTCCCATTAGAGAAACAACTGCCAGCGACTATGCCAGCAGGTGCAGGAAATAAACCTTGGAGAGTCTATGACAATCCATTCGTCAGACCACCATATTTCCCTGTGGATGCAGGTCCAGATGGCCCATTAGAATATTAAGGATAATCATGCCAACAATTAATCAACTTCCTGTACTCAGTACAATATCTAGTGGAGATCAGTTACCTGTATATTCACCGAATAATGGCGATGCAAGAAGAACATCAATAGGAAGTCTATTAACATTCTTCCAACAAAGTTTTGCTTCTCCAACAGTTGCAGTTAATTTATTTGTTCCTAGTGCTGGATTCAATATAACAGTTCCAACACCTGTGAGTGAAGCTCAATGGATGCTTTTGCAACCTGCTGGTACATTAGCAAGTGGCACAATTACATTACCTTTGAATACTGGTGTGCCTGATGGTACAACGGTATTAATTACAACTACGCAAGAAATAACAACATTTGCCATAGCTCTAAATGGTGCAACTGCTATATACGGTGCTGTAACAACATTAGCTGCTGGATCAGCAACTGAAATAAGATATTATCAACCGACAAATTCTTGGTATGCTGTAAATACAACTCTTGTATTAGCAACTGGTATCCAATCTTGGTTAGCAAATCCATCAAGTGCTAATCTTAGAGCTGCAATGACTGATGAGACTGGAACAGGACTTTTAGTATTTGCTACCAGTCCTACACTAGCAACACCAACAATCACGACACCAACAATAACTAATCCAACAGTTACCACAGGAACATTTACTAGTCCTGCTTTGGTAACTCCAGCTATCGGTGTAGCTACAGGCACAAGTCTAACTGCAACTGGTACGATTGTTTCAACAGGTACTGCAGGAGTAGGATATGCAACTGGTGCTGGTGGTACTGTTACGCAAGGAACTAATAGAACTACAGGAGTCACATTAAATAAAACAACTGGTTCGATTACATTATTTAGTGCAGCAGGTTCTGCAACTGCAGCGACTTTTACAGTAACAAATAGCACAGTTGCTGCGACTGATGTAATTATCCTGAATCAGAAATCAGGTACAGATTTATATGATTTAATGGTAACTGCTGTTGCTGCAGGTAGTTTTAATATTACTTTTAGAACAACTGGTGGTTCAACTACTGAAACTCCTGTATTTAACTTTGCAGTAATTAAAGGTGTAATTGCTTAATGGCAACAAAATCCTCAGTCAATGCTTCTGGAAACTATACAAAGCCGACTATGCGTAAAAAGTTATTTGAGAAGATCAAAGGTAAATCTACGCAAGGAACGGATGCAGGAGAGTGGTCAGCTAGAAAAGCCCAATTATTAGCTAAAGAATATAAAGCTAAAGGTGGTGGCTATAAATGAAAGCACCACAGAAAAGCCTCAAAGATTGGGGTGCTCAAGATTGGCGAACTAAGTCAGGCAAACCATCTTCAGAGACTGGTGAAAGGTATCTTCCTGCGAAAGCAATAGAGGCATTGACAAGTGCTGAATATTCAGCGACAACAAGAGCCAAGCGAGAGGCTACTGCCAAGGGTAAACAGTTTGCCAAGCAACCTAAAAAGATTGCAGAGAAGATTAAGGGCTATAGATGAAAACTCCAGCCTATGCACGAAAAGAAGGACAGAACCCGAAAGGTGGATTAAACGCTAAAGGTCGTGCTAGTGCTAAAGCTGAAGGCATGAACTTAAAGCCACCGGTCAAGTCTGGAGACAATCCAAGAAGGGCAAGTTTCTTAGCAAGAATGGCTGGTAATGATGGCCCAGAATACAAAGACGGTAAACCTACAAGACTGCTTTTATCTTTAAATGCTTGGGGTGCAAGTTCAAAGGCAGATGCTAAATCTAAAGCAAAAGCGATTACTAAAAGAAATAAAAAATAATGCAGATACCTATTCTGAACGGAATTTATGTAGATAGCACTCCTGAACTGCGAACTAGTTATCCAGTTAATCTTGTGCCTGTACCTAAAGAATCAGGGATTAGTTCAGGGTTTTTACGACCAGGAGACGGAATTGTTGCCAATGGAACAGGACCAGGCATTGATCGAGGTGGCATAAATTGGAATAATGAATGCTATCGAGTCATGGGAACTAAACTTGTAGAGATTTCAAGTACAGGAACAGTTACTATTTTGGGTGATGTAGGTGGTACAAACCTAGTAACATTTGATTACGGATTTACAGAATTAGCAGTTTGCTCTGGTGGAGAAATGTTCTTTTGGAATGGCACGACATTAACTAAAGCAAACTATACGGCAGTAACTATTGGATTTATTATTGATTTCTGCTTCATTGATGGCAGATATATGATTACGGATGGTGACAGGTTATTCTTAACTGATATTGGTGATCCATTGACTATTGGTGCTTTTGCGTTTGAAGAACCTATTTCTGATCCTGATCCAGTTACTTCTTTATTGCGTTTACGAAACGAAGTTTATGCAATTAATCGATATACGATGGAAGTTTATGATAATACTGCAGCAGCGATTCCTTTTCCATTTCAAGTAATTAGTGGTGCTCAAATACAAAAAGGTTGTTTAGGTGTTTTTGCTTGTTGTATTTATATAGATAGAATTGCATTTTTAGGTAGTGGTCGTAATGAAGCACCAGCTATTTATGTAGGAGCTGCAGCAGTTACTGAAAAGATTAGTACGCAAGAGATTGATAATTTGCTCTTAGAATATACTGAAGCACAGTTAGCTGTAGTAAAAGTAGAAGCAAGAAATGATAAGAGCCATCAACACTTATATGTGCATTTACCTGATAGAACCATTGTTTATGATGCCTCTGCTTCACAAGCATTGCAAACGCAAGTATGGTTTACTTTGGTAAGTACAATCGTAGGATTTAATCAATATCGTGCAAGAAACCTAGTCTGGTGTTATGACAAATGGCTAGTTGGCGATCCTCAATCTAGTAATATTGGCTATCTGGTGCAAGAAACAGGTCACCATTGGGGTGAACAAGTGCGTTGGGAGTTTGGCACATTGATTGTTTATAACGAGGGTAAAGGTGCTTTAATGAAGCAACTTGAACTGGTTAGTTTGACTGGAAATGTAGAATTAGGGACTGAACCTCAAATCAGTACAAGCTATACAGTTGATGGATTAACTTATAGTCAAGATCGATTTATTACAGTTGGAACAATAGGAAATCGTAAAAAGCGACTTTCATGGTTTCAGCAAGGACATATGAGGAATTGGAGAATCCAACGCTTTCGTGGTGATAGTGATTCTCATGTATCTTATGCTCGGTTAGAAGCACAAATTGAGGCTTTGGCATACTAATGGCATTTACTAAACTCAATTTAACCAGAGATCAACTCTCAACTTTTCTGACTGATCAACAGCAGATTAAGCAGTTTGAGTTATTGTTTCAAGCAGTAGATACTCTACAAGTTATTGTAGGAACTGATTTTGAATACCAAGCAGATACAGCATTTGCTTTAGCAAATAGTGCTTTAGCTGAGATTGCTAGTTTGGCTCAAAGTATGGAAGTTGAAGATGCAGTTTTGAGTGCTAAAATTCAACAGGCTTTAGATGCAATACCTCCTTTGGCACAAAGTACTGCAATTAATGATGCTGTACTAAATGCAAAGGTTCAACTCAGTTTAGATGCAATACCCCGATTGGCTCAGTCTTTAGAGTTGTTGGCTTTAGCTCCAATTCGTAATAATATAGAGTTAGAACACGATGTTGTAGGCATTTTGCCTTATGCAAATCAAACCCAACGAGTCAGGTCTAATACGGTGCTAACATGGCTTTCGATGTAATAACACCAACCAAACTAGGACAAGCTGCAATCACTACTGGAGTGACTACACTTTATACAGTTCCAGCAAGTACTCGGACACTTTTAAAAGAGTTCAGTATTGCTAATACGACTGGTGCAGATATTCCAGTTCGAGTGTTTTTAGTTCCAAATTTAGGTAGTGCAGGAACAACAAATGCGTTTTTATATGATGTGCCAGTACCGACTGCAAATGCCTTACAATATAATGGGGTTGAGATTCTGAACGCTGGAGATACGATACAGATTCAAGCTACATCAACAGGTTTAAC